CATACCCCCATTTATAATAACGAATACGACCTTTAGCTTTTTCGACTTTATCTTGTTCTAATAGTTTATTTTGTATTTCATCATCTACATTTAAACCTAATAGATATTCTGGAGGGAACGCAGATAAAATACCCATCTTATCTTTGGTAACAATAAGACTGCGACATTTTCTTCGTTTAGTAGCATCTAGTTTTATCATTCCTTCTTTTTTCATTGCAATTACTAAACGCTTATATCGTTGTTCCCTACTATCCAAAATATAGTCGATACTGTCAAGGGGGATATAAGTCTTAAAACCAACATTGATAAAAGCTGTATTTAACAAACTCATAAAGAATAACCCCTTTCAATTAAAGATTGTAGTTGATGGTCTAAATAAGGGATAACTTGGCGTTGGTGTTCAATACCATTCATTTCAGCAATATAGAAGCCACCAACAGTAGGGCGAATACCACTTGCTTTACAGTAATCAGGATATACTTGGAACGAACCTTGATGCAATTCCCAAATCTCTTTAGCAACTGGTTTCTTAACATACTTATTATGTTCAATTACTAATTTAGGTACAGCATATGGTTCATGAAAATGCTCATACCATGTTACATCAGCATTAAAATAATCATAATGATTTTTAGCCTTTTTGTGTTTATGTAAGATGTGATGAACGTAACAGTTCTTGTTTACATTAAAGTATACAATACCAAATTCACCTTTATACAAGTTTCGGTCGCCCAATAAACTTGCAATCATCATTTCAACATTAATAAATGCTTCGTTATACGCACGTGCACCATGATTACCTGCGATAATACCAATAAGCTGACCTGTTTCATATAGAGGTCTAATATCATCTACAAGATTATAAACTTGTTTATCACCGCTACACCATTCTTCTAATACATTACCTTTAGAATTCTTTGTAGTAGTATTAGTACTATCGCCACCTAAAATAACTTTACAGTTCGGACCTAATTCAACAAGCATATTAACTGCTTCTTGTAATTGCTTGCGATTATTTAAGCCTTCATGTACATCAGACAATACGGCTAACGCACCCTTTTCTGCATCTACACGCACCTGCATAATATGTTTTTCATAACTATCGTTTAGACTTTTTATTTTTCTTGCTAACACGCTTAATGTACTCCTTTACATCATCATCAATCGTTGGGTCTTGTTCTATGTAAAGCAATATAAATTTGCGTAATTCAGGCAATAAATGGTTCAAGCCATTATCAAGTACCTTAGTTTTCTTTTTGGAATACGCTCCTTGTTTGACATAGTATTCACCAGCTAAGACTTTTTTACAAAACGCTTTCCAAATTTTTGGTTTGCACATCATAGCATATGAATTGACCGCTTGCATAATCTTATTAATAGAAGCTGTACGTGAAAGTTTATCAAAATATTCACTAGGGTTAGCCATTTCTGCTTTTTCTTTATTTTTGTCATGTTGTCCTGTATTATAAAACCATTTTTTATCTCTACGATATGCTGTAGCATCTTCCCATTCTTCACGTTTTTGCATTAATTTACGGACAGTAATTATTCCCCGCTCAGGTGTTTCGGCTGCATTTACAATATCAATATACCATTGGTCGTAATCTTTAGCCATTTGTAGAACCTATACCACCTTTACGCTCTGTTTCAATTTGTTCACCAGATGTATAATAACGCAAAAATACACCTTGTGCAACACGTTCGCCGTCTTGAATAGTTACCTCTTCATCAGTATTATTGTATAATGCAACCATAATATGACCTTCATTATCATCGTTATTATAGTAATCCGCATCAATAATACCAGTAGAATTCGATAACATTAAACCACGTTTAATGCCAATAGAAGAGCGGATGTAAATCATGAGCACTTCGTCTGGTCTCATAAACGCTTTAATACCAGTATCAAACACTTTAGTAGTATGAGGAGGGATAACCCCTCCATGTACTACGGAAATGTCATATCCTGCTGAACTGGCTGTTTTACGTGTTGGTATTACACCATCTTTAATATAAGATACACGTTCAAAACCTCGCAACATATGACCTCCTATTTATTAATATTGACTTCAGTAACATAATGCTTTTGACCGTCTTTTTCATAAGAGCGAGTTTGCAAGCGACCTTCTGCATTAACTGGTTCACCTTCGACTGCATTTACGTATTGGTCTGCAAATTCATTCCACGCTACGCAGTTTACAAAAGATGTAAATTGTTTAGTTTCACCTTTTACTTCTACTTCGTCAACACATTTAACAGTAAAGTTACATACTTTACCAGAACCAACTTCTTTGGTTTGAGGATTACGAGCCATAACGCCTTCGAGAATTACTTTGTTCATGTTTTACTCCTTAGTTAATATAAACTGTGGTATATCGTCTACCAAAATTAATAGCTTCATCGTAGCTATCTACAAAAATATCAATAACCCCATATACACCATCTGCCATTCTATCTGCTACCGTGTATGGATTACCATCAATATACACCGTAGTGCCAAGTGGGTAGTCATTAGATGCAACGGCTCCTACATAGGGATATTCACCGTTAGCCATTACAGACCCAGTATGTGTATAAGCTGTAAGTTCTACATTAACTGGATATGCAAAAATAATAAGTGGCAACATTGCCAAGATTGTTGTGATAATAAATAATCTTACCTGTTTAATAAAATCATCCTCTCTAAAAAGTTTCGGAAATAGTACGCAGTAATTCCCTACAAGCATCTGCTTTGGCTTCGTAATACCTCATGTTTAGGAAATCATCTTCTTCTGCATAATAATCACGTTTACTTAAATATATTTCTTTCTTTGTTTCAATCATGTTAGTGAAGACCGCCACATTGTACTTCATCGGTTTCTGTTGTATCGTATTGTACACACTCTTTTCCGTATTGCTCATTTAGATACCCCTTTCTATTCTTCTGATATTCTGTATCACGAGCTAACAATGTATTAACACGCTGGATAAAAGCTATAACTGTAACTTCTGATTGTATTTTACCATGTCTATCAGCGAATGTCAAGTCTATAATTGATTGTGGTATTTGACATTCATATGCAATATTAACAATACCGTCATCTTCGTAAGATAAAATAACTTGTGTTCCATCACGTGATAGTTTGCCGTGTCGCATCCCTTCCATAGCGTAATCATCATCCATAACATCTATACTGTGATACGTGGTATACATTGCAATGCGTATATCTTCTGATGCGGAACGTAGAAATTCAGCTTTATTGAATAACTGGTCGATATTATCTACTGGTTTATTTGTTCGATAATATTCGTTAATTTTTTGTATTGTATCAAAATACTCTGAAAGGTAAGAACTCAAATAAGCCACCCCCAATCCTATTCTTAGAATTACTAATATCATATGGTATATATTTAGTACCTATATTAATTTCAAGTGTACCCCATTCAACTGCCATATATTCTACCTTAAAAATCATTTCTGGCAATTCACCTTTTTCGTAATCACCAAGATTACGTATAGCGGATGGTGATAAGAAATGAGCAACACCTTGTTGGTCTACATGTACTGTGCCATATACCCATTCGTTATTTTTCTTTGCTCTAAATAGTGATTTCATTATTTTACCTTGTTAATACCATCAACAATCATATTAATATAATCTTGAACATTAGTTTTAACAAAATCGTTTGCACCTTGAATATTCTCAGGCGTTACAATATTAGCTACAGCCATACTAATTAACACCTGTTTACTTGGAACAAATACTGATAACAACAGAGTTGTTACAAATAAAATACCAAGGAATTTCGATGCTAATTTACTAGCTTTAACGAGCTTAGTATATGCTTCTCGTTCTTTATCATCTATAATATATGGCATATTAACAACATGGAATGTATAAAAACCAAGGCTAACTATACAACACAAAGACGAAATAAAAGCCAACATATTTGACGTTTGCCTAATACTATCTGCAATGCCAATAAAATATATCATCCAAGGACTAATTATCGGCTCCATTATTACCTCCAAATTCTGCAATTATTGCGATAAGAATTGGCAAAATAAAAATATATAATCCACAAGCAATAGTGCCAACAAATAACCATAAAACTGTTGTGCCAGTTACACTAAATAAATTTAATAACCAACATACAGCACCAATGATAGTAAGAACAGACAAAACTTTAGCTAAAATAGCACATACTAGTACGGAAAATGTAAGTATTGATACAACTAAAATTATTAATGTATTCATTGTAGTTCCTTTCTTACGGGTGTCTTAGGTTGTTTTTTATGAGATGTGAAATCGCAAGATGTTTCTTTACAACCCTCACACATGCCCATATTACTCAAATTAATAATATTAGGATAAATTTCATTTAACTGCCAATAAATTTGACGTGCAATTGCTTGATGTTCAGGAGAGGCACGTTTACATAAACGCTTAGGCAAATACTCTAACCAAGCTCTAAGATTGCCACTTACTGCCATTGTTACATTTGTGGCTAATGGCAATACATATCCAGCAATTTGATATGGAACACCATCTTCAATGAGTTCTTGGTATTTTTTAATTTGTTCTTCAATAATTTTATTCATGCCATTGGCAATTAATGTTGCATTTACAATTCCAGACCAATCATGCAGTTGAGAATTAAAATACCCACTATTGCTAAAATCAGTACCACGTGTAGATTTGACAGTGAATGATAACTGTCTATGACGTGTGATTTGTGCTAAACATTTTTGAGACATTTCAATATCAAAAGATGCATATGCATGTTCTAATAACGATAAATGACCAGAGCTTACTGCACGAACCAAAGATTGTTCTGTTGTGTTCACGCCATAACACTGTCCCATAGCATGGACAGGTATAGCTAATGGTGTATGATTAATCAATGCTACTTTCATGTTTTACCTCGTATTTTATCCACTTTCCGTTCAAATTAAATTCTAGTGTATTCCAATCAATATCAACCATGTCTATATCCCAATCAGGATAATACTCATCATCAGCATATCCATCTTCATCGAATACAACTTCCCATCGTTCATAATAACGTAAATCTGTGATGAATAGATGAGCGTAATCTTCCTCTAATCTTTCATCATATGTGTCATATGGGATACCATATACAACATCACCATATACTAATTTTCCATGAGTATCTTTTGCTCTAAATAAATGTTTCATAGCTACCTCCTATGCTTCTAGTGTAGCACAAGGAGGGGTCGGCTGTCAACCCCTCGCTGAGCAAGGCTACCGCACTGGACAATGACCGTCCTCACATTCGCCACTTTCATCAATTTCAAAATCTTTACCTACTGTTTGTAGTTCAAATTCATATTTATTGACTAATTCTGGGTCTAACGGAGCCATTTTAGATTTTAATTCTAAGTATTGTTCTTTAGTACATTCTTCATAAGGCATTAGTGGATAGTAATCTTGATTAAGAGATAAGAAGGAAATACCAACTACGTATTTCCAGTTATTGTCTAACCAATCTACTACATCATCCCATTCATCATCTTTAACTGTTACAGTAATAGATGTGTTATGGTCTACATAGAATTTTTGCATCATTTTATATTGTTCTAATTGTTCAATAGCTGATACATTGTACTTAGTAATAGTAGATTTAGACTTACAAGGGAATGTAATTACCTTTGTATTTCCATTATCATCTTGACCAACTTCATTATCAATTTGCCAACCATCTAAATACTTAACAGCTTGATATAACGGAGAGTTAGTAGAAATACGTACACGTCTGAAATAATATGGGGCATGATTGTAATGAACACCAGCGGAGCAACCACTAATTAATCCGCCTGTACCATCTGGTTGTACTGTAGTATACAACACAGGACGAGGACGATGATTTTCATCTGCGTATTCATTAGCCGCATCGTTAACCCAAGTTTTCATTAGCATTAGTAATGCTTCTTGGTCGGATTT